AGCCATGCCGGCCGCGCTCAAAGCGCTGGTAGCTCGTCCCTCATCGGAACTCAGCAGGGCCTCTGCGCCACCTCGCAAACAAGTAGCGATCTCGGCCTGGGCTTCTTTGACACCCGGAACCAAGAACGGGCGAGCTGGGATCCCAAGCTCAGGAGCACCAGTTTCTTGGACGTAGGCGATCATCGCGTTATTGGGGCCGCCAGACTCTTCTCGGTCAGACTCTTCTCGGTCGGCGTTCTCCGACGGAACACCGACCATGACAACGCGTCCGACGAGATCCTGAATGCTCTTCAGGACTTTGTCGACGTTATCCTTGGTTACGGTAGTTCCGTTCTTTGCCATTCTACACCACCAACGCGCCGGCGCCGACCATGCGGGTATACTGAATGAACCTGGTTCCGTAGTTGGTCAGGTTCCAGTTACCGGCTCCGTCAATCATGCCCGCCCCGGTGTCGTAGCTGACGCTGACAGGGCCGACAGACTTAGAGGCGATAGGACCAGATGACTGACCTGGAACAGAGCCACGAGCACCGGACGCCACGTTCGGAGCTGAAAGAGCCAATTGATGAGCCACAAACAACCCGGTACCGACGTCCAGCAGCTCAGCCCAACGTGTCACGTTCAGCTGAATGGACGCCACATAGAGCCACTGGGTTATCGCGGCGTCTGTGTAGACGGTGGGGTCGGTGAACTCAGGATATAGGTCTCGGAACGTGGCGGCGGTCAGCATGGCCCTAGCCCTTCTTGCTCTTGCTCTTGACGGCGTCGATCTTGGCCTGAGCTTTGGCGGCGCCTTCGGCGTCATTCTTGGCTTCAGCGTCCTCGAGCTCGGCGACGTCTTCGGCCAGTTCGACGGCATCGTCGTCGTCATCCGGAGCCTCACCGAGCACGACGCCACCGGCAGCTTCGAAATACCAATGCTCGGTCAGGCCCTTGTCCCGAGGCGAGATCCCTGCGGGGATCTTAATCTGCTTTCCGTCGTTGCCGGTGATCGTAATCCCGCCGACCGGAACATTCACGAGAACTTTGCTCATCTTCATCTCTCCTGAGATCGGTTCGCGGGGAGGACCTGAGATCCTCCCCAACGTGCCTTAGATGCCGTCAGCGTACTGAACGGTTTCGGGGTAGACGAACTCGACGCAACCCAGGCGGCCGAAGTAGGTGGTCAGCTGGTAGATCGAGCGATATTCGACCGGAGTGCGCTGCAGCGGGACCAGGGGGTACCGCACACGGTCTTCTTCCTGAGTGTAGGCGACCATGCGATCGGCGCCACCGGCACCACGGCCGACCAGCCACTTGCACGGCTGGATGTCAAGATCACGGCCCTGGCCGGTCTTCAGCAGATTGTTTTCCTTCAGGAACTGCATGATGGAGATATTGCCGGCGGTGCTGACCTTCTTGCTGACGAGCAGCGAGAACTGGGTCGGGGGCAGCAAGAGCTTCTCGGGGATGATGGCCCAGCCGGAAGCGGCCCAGGCGGCGTTGACCAGGGTGTTGACGTCGTTCAGGATTTCGTCGGCCGCAGTGCTGCCACCCGACGTGTCGTCGGCGATCTTCTGAGCCCAGGTGGTGTGGCCGGAACCGTTGGCCACCACGTTCGAGGCGGTCACCAGCGGGGAGTTCAGCAAGCCGTAAGCACTGAGCGTCGAGTCACCGATGTAGACCTGCTCGTCCACGTCCATGTTGTGCTTCAGCTTCAGGGCATTGTATTTCTGCACGTCGATCGGGCGGCCCAACTTCTGGGCGGACTCGAGCTCGGGCACGGTGAAGCTGATTTCCTGGCCCCAGAGGTACAGGGGGTTGGTGGTCTTGCCGATGTCCAGGGCCATCGAGGTGATGGCGTTGCTGTCCTTGCCAATCCAGCTCTTGCCACCAGGGGCCATGCCGCCAGCCGCGGCAAACGAGGAGTTGGTGAATGAGCTGTATTCATCGGCCATGCTCACGTCGGAGCGCAGGTCGATGTCTCGGCTCCAGGTCACGCTGACCAGCGGCTCGTGGAGTTTCTGGTCGAGGCGCTCAAGTTCACCGATCAGGAACGAACCGGTACTGTCGACGGTCCGAGCGTCAAAGGTCGTGAAGGCGTCGCGGGTTCGGGCGCGGATCAGACCGGGCTTTTTCGGGGTGTGCATTTGCGAGGTCTCCCGCTTAGACGTTGAAGGCGATTTCGGTGTTGCCGTTGGCATCGGCAGGACCGGTGTAGATGGCGTCGGTCAGCAGAATGGTGTTGGTGCTGTCGGCCGCGGCTTCGAACCCACCAATCGGCTTGCCAGTGGCCGCAGCGGCGACGCGGACATACACAGCACCGTCGAGCGCCGAGGCCGTGGCGCCGTTGAGCTTGACGGTGATGTAGCCGCGGCGCAGAACGTTGCCGATGCCGGAGGAGGGCGGAGTCGAGGTACCCAGGCCGTCGGTGCCGTTGCCGGTGGTCGGGAACGGGCGGACGTAGATGCCGTAGACCGCCTCAGCCGCGTCGCCGGTGGTGATGGAGCGAAGAGCCTTGCTCGTGGCGTCGATGGCGACGGCAACGCCGAAGGTGGTCGGATAGTTGGTGGGGTCCAAAGGACGGGCTTCGATCGTGGCGGCCGAGGACCGGGTCACGGCGCCGGGAACGCCGGCCGGCATGCGGTAGGTGAAAGCAACCATTGCTTGAGCTCCTTACTTGTGCTTCCAGAACGCACGGTTCTGGGCGTTGATGTCGGCGACGTTCTTCGGGCCGATGCCCACGTTGCCGCCGAGGTCTTTACGGATCACGGGGCTGTTCTGCTTGCCGACCACAGCAGCCGCGCCGTTGAACAAAACGGCGACTGAGTCACAAGTGGCGGTGCGCAGGTTGAGCTTATTGCCGGCCAACACCGAGCTGATGGCGTCACGGCTCTTGCCACCGACGGCCCACGCCTTCTTCAGGGCGTCCTTGCGGAACTTGCACAGGGCGTCGCGGGTCGTCTTGGGGTTCTTGCTGTCGACGGTCGGGAACTTAATGCCGGGCACCAGGATTTCGGCTCGTGAGAAGGTGTTGCGGGCCTCGGTCGACAGAGTGCCCATGGCAGCGTCACGGCCCTTGGCCTTGTCTTCGCCGAGGATTTCACCGCCCTCACCTTCTTCACCACGGCCTTCACCACGGCCTTCGCCCACGACCTCTGCGTCCTCGCCGAGGACCTCACCGCTTTCTTCTTCATCCTCGGCCGACTCGGGGTTGGCCAGTTTGGCCACGGCCTCAGCCAGGTCTGCCAGGGTGTTTTCGATCGCTTCAAAGCGAGAGTCGACGTCGGATCCACCAGCATCGGGACGCTCGGTTTCATCCGCGTCAGACACCGGAGCTTCCTCGGCCTTGGCGCCGAGGTGGACGTGGACGTGGGTGTCACCACGACCGGCTTCGACCGGGCCTTCCTCGTCATGGACCTCGCCGAGATCGATCCCAGCATCTTCCATCAGTTTCTCCACGCCTTCGGCATCCTTGCCCTTGATCAGGGTGCGAACGCGGTCGCGCAGCGTAACCTTCTTGACTGCCATTGCTTTATCTCCAATTGCGCATCGAGGACCACAGCGGCCTTTTTCAACGAGTGCGACATGGTTTCCGATGATGTTGTGCTGCTGGCCGACGCCGGCACTCAGCTGCTCATAGTCAGCGTCATAGCCGCATGATACTTCACGCTTACCATCCTCGATGTCCTTGATGGCTTGCAGGTCTGTGATCACGAGGTCGGCCAGCAGGCAATCCTCAAGCTCACCCTCTCCGCGGCGCACGTTTTGGACGTGGCCGACGGAAAGTTCCTTCCAATTCTCTGGAGTGACGTCTTCCTCGGGATGGTCATTGACCGAGGCTTTGCCCTCGAACGACGCGATCGTCGCGGGGCTGAATAGCTCTTCAGGAGTGCGGGTCACGCGGATCAGACCATCCTTCCCTGCGTCGACCGGAATTTCACCCTCAGCGTAGAGCATCGGGGCCGTGCTGGCGATTGGCACGTCGTAGCAGATAAGGAAACCTTCGGGCGTGAATGCACGCTTGGAGCCGAATGAACCCTTGCTGTAAAACTTCATTCCGACCCTCCAAGGTCTATTGCCCATCCGTAGAGGTATGGCGCCGCTGGGTATACCATAATTGGTGTGGTATGTACACTATTATTTGGTGCCAAACCAATAATTACTCACCAGACCAGCAGAGTGGCCAGTGCTAGTGAGTAAAGGCCAAATACCCATCATTCAGGAGGCGTTGTGGCGTTCACGTTTGGCGCCTCAAACCCAGGCCAGCCTT